GTGGGAAAAGTTGGGTGCACAGTTGGACTCAAGCAAGCGCCCAGTTTTGGGTTACACCACAAACGGTGTGCTTGGACAAAACGCATTAGGTCGAGTAGGCGGAATGGGCTACAGCGACATGGACGTAATGGGCCTCAAGCTGGTTGTTGATAACAACTTTGCATCTGGCACAATGCTTGTTGTTTACGCACCGGGCTTTGAGATTTACGAAGCACAACAGGGTGTTTTGTCAATCGCCAACCCAAGCACACTCAGCCGCACGTTCTCTTACTACGGTTACTTCTCAACTTTTGTTGCTAAGTCCTCGTTTATTCAGGGCATCGTAATCGCTTAGTCTGTAGCGGACTTAGACCGCTATGGCAACTTACACAACCGCCAGTAAACAACTCATCTCTAACTACGCGTGCATAAGCACGCTTGAAGAGGCAGAGATTGTTGTTGGCGAAACCATCACAGTTAGTGGATTAGCTGCACCGTTTGCAGGCACGTTTAAGGTGCTTGATTTACCGCAGTACGAGTTCACAGGTGTTGACTCAACATCTGGCGAGTTTCAATTTAACCCAGAGGTGGCTCGACCTAACCAGATCATCTACGCCTGCACAGGTAGCGCCGTCAATTATGTAGTTGATTACACAGGCAGTGTTGTACATACACAAAACTGCACGTGGATTACAACAGCGGATTTAGTTACATATTTGGGCGTAACGATTACCAACCCGTCTGACGATTACACGCTTGCAACACAAGCGCGAAATGCTGGCAACGATTTTTGTTATCGCCGCCGCCAAGAGTCAGGTTATTTTGACAGCCTCACAACGTCACCGGGTCACGATGTCACGCTGGGCACGCTGATGTATGCTGCAGCATTGTGGCGTAGTCGAGGGTCAATAGAAACCGCGTATGCAGCGTTTGACACTATGGGCACACCAACCCAGCAGTCATTGACACCGATAGTTAAGCAATTGTTGGGTATCCCCCGACCAGCGGTTGCCTAATGCCCGCACCATACACAGACCTGCTCAACGAGGCCATAGACGATGTAGCAGCCACGCTGACAGCCGTCTCTGGCCTAAGAGTAGTCACAGATCCAACACGGCTTGTGCCTAATTGCGTTTTTTTACTTGCACCAAGTTTTACAACGTATGCAGGTAATGGCAACATTGTGACTATGGATTTTCCGCTTAAAGTGGTTGGCTCTGGGCCTGCAGGTTTGCCTGTGCTACGCGAGATTTTGCAAGTTGTCGCATTAGTGCTCGCTTCTCAAATAATTGTGCTGTCTGGTCAACCCGGCACGATTGACATTGGCGGCGCGTCATATCCTTGCTATGACCTAACAGTGAAAGTGCAGGCACAAACCGCATGATCTATACCATTGCATCCACAAAACTTGGCATTATTGGTGACCCGTTTATTGCATCTGACGGCATCAACGTGGCAGCGCTACTATCTGGCGGTTTCATTGTTGAGCAATCCACACCTAAACCTAAAAAACCTGCTAAAACTAGTACAGACACCAACGAGGAGATTTAACCCACATGGCTACAAGCACTTACCTATCTAACCCGTTAGTCACGGTTAATGCCGTTGACCTCACTGACCAGTGCAGCGCAGCCAATCTGACTCGCGTGATCGAGGCATTGGAAAGCACATCGTTTGGCAAAACCGCACGCGTCTATGTTGGCGGCCTAGAAAACAGCACATTGACTTTGACTATGTATAACTCGTTTGCTGCTACAGAGACTTACGCAACTTTGGCTGCACTTGTTGGCACATCTACAACTGTCACAATTAAACCAACTAGCGCTGCAACCAGTGCAACTAACCCAGTGTCAACTTTGACAGGCTGCTACCTTGAAACCTTGCCAATTGTCAACGCCTCATTGGGCGCACTTGACACCATTGACATCACGTTTACTGGTGGCGTGTACTCAGTCGCAACGTCTTAAAAACAGCCGGCAACGGCCCGACACAAAGCAGGCACATGAAAGTTAAATTGGAATTAGACCTACAAGACGGGCGCGGCAAGCGCACCATGACCACAAATATGTTTGTGGTATGTGAATGGGAAAAACTAGAAAACCGTAAAGTCTCTGACGGTAAAGGCATTGGCTACAGCGACATTGCTTGCTGGGCATACCATTTGTGCAAACTTGCTGGTGACTCTGTGCCGGACACGTGGCGCGAATGGGTTAAACAGCACCCGAACATGGATTTGACCTCAGTTGATGAGACAAACCCAAACCCTACAGCGTTGGCACTTACCGAAGACAACTAGCAGAAATGCTGGTAGCAGTAGGATGGTGGCCAACGCACATCGAGTTTGACACGCGCGACCTAGTTACGGTGATTAGTGTTATAGAAAAGAACAACAAGAATAGGTGAGTTTCTATGACGGTCAACACAACGGTTTCTGTGGTAGGCGTGAAAGAAACTATTAACGCACTTAAAAAGATTGACCCACAGCTGCAAAAAGACTTTAGGGCGCAAGCCACAGCAATTGCCCAGCCAGCCATTAACGCGGCAAAAGAGATGTACACGCAAGTGCCGTTGTCTGGTATGGCGTACAAGTGGTCTAGTCGAGGCCGTCAACTATTCCCGTTCAGCGTGGCTAAAGCCAAAAGCGGTGTGAAACTACGCATTGACACACGGCGTAACGCTGTAGGCGTAATTCTGATTGAGCAAAAAGACCCAGCAACGGCCATCTTTGAGACTGCTGGCCGTGCTAACGCAAACCGTTTAGGCGATCAGTTAGGTTTTGTTGGCCCGGGTCGCACTCGACTTATAGGGCCTGCCGTTTACAAAGCGCGGCGAAGCATAGAAACACAAATGGAAAAGATGATTTTGGACACTGCACGCGTTGTTAGGCAGTCACTGTAATGCTGTCTATACCTATCATCTCAGAGTTTGACGGCAAGGGCATTGACAAAGCGCTCAAACAATTTAAGCAACTAGAAACCGTTGGTGAAAAGGCACAGTTTGCAATTAAGAAGGCTGCAGTACCTGCCGCTGCCGCGCTGGGTGCAGTCACTGCGGCTCTTGGTGCTGCGGTGGCTGCAGCTGCAGAGGATGAGGCACAAGCTGCACAACTTGCGTTGACTTTAGGCAATGTCACTGGCGCAACAGAGAAACAGGTTAAAGCAACTGAGGACATGATTAGCGCAATGTCAAGGGCTACCGGCACGGCTGACAGTGAGTTACGCCCAGCGTTAGCGGTACTCGTCACTGGCACAAAAGACATTGCTACAGCAACAGAGGCATTATCGCTAGCACAGGATATTGCTATTGGCTCTGGTAAGTCGCTCAGTGAGGTTTCAGATGCATTGGCTAAGGCTTACGGCGGCAATATGAAAGGCCTACAAGCCTTGTCACCAGAGATTAAAGCCATGATTAAAGACGGCGCGTCACTCGATGAGGTCATGAATGTTCTTGGCGGCACGTTTGGTGGTGCAGCCGCAACCGCAGCCAATACCGCTGCGGGCAGATTTAAGATCCTCAAAAACTCGTTAGACGAAACCACAGAGTCAATTGGTGCAGCCTTGCTACCTATTGTGCAAAAGGTGTTGCCAGTGTTACAAAAGTTTGCAGACTGGGCACAAAACAACCCACAAGCGTTCTTAGCAATTGCTGGTGCAATCACCGCAATATCTGTAGCGATCTTGGCAGTTAACTTTGCAATGGCATTAAACCCATTTACAGCAATTGCGGCAGGTGTCGCAGCGCTTGTAGTTGGCATTATTTACGCCTACAACAAGTTTGAGACATTCCGCACAATTGTTAACAGTGTGCTTAACGGTCTAATTAGCGGTTTTGAGATTTTTGCTAACTCATGGATTAGCACAATCAACCTGATTATTAGAGGCATGAACCTGCTTAACCCGTTTACCGATATTGCGTCATTGCCAACAATTAACTTGCCCAACATTGGTGGCAGTAGCGTTGGCGCGTCTGTTGGCTCTGGTGCAGCACGTGAGGGTGGTGTTGGTGCAATTTTGGCTGGTGTGCCGTCTATGCCGGCTATGCCTGCCCCTGCAGCGCCATTGCCGAGCGCTGGTGGTGGCGGTGGCAGCTCAGGTAGTCAAGGCCCAGGGTTTTCAGGCGGCACAGTGAACGCGCTTACAACATTTGGTATAGCAGAACGTATTGCAGCGCGTGATAGTGGCGGCGTAACAATTAACGTGGCTGGCGGTATCTCATCATCAGCCGATATAGGCAGATCAGTAGTCGACGCGCTCACACAGTACACACAAGTTTACGGGCCACTAAATCTGGCGATCAGGTAATGGCTGGTGTAAGCGTAATTACTGGCGGCACATACCTGCTGGAATTGTCAACAGGTTACGACTCGTCAGCGTTCTACCTTGACGAGTCAACACTTAACGGCACTGCTGTGCTTGACGGTGACGGCACGGACTTTGTAGAAATAACAGACGTAGTACAGCAAATTACTATTCAACGTGGTAGGCACAAACCGTTAGACGTGTTTGGGCCGGGCACAATGTCGGTGTCAATTAACGTGCCTAACACAAACCGTGCTTACGACCCATTCAACACGTCTAGCGTTTATTACAATCAGTTAACAGAACAGCCGGGCCTAGCGCCGTTGCGTCAAATACGGTTAAGCCGCAACGGGCAGTATTTGTTTACTGGTCGAGTGACTACCTACAACCAGCAATACAACATGGCTGGTTTAACGTCATACCAAATTAACGCTGCAGACGATATTTATGTGCTCTCACAGGGCAGTTTGCCCCAAACCGCGACTAGCGTGCAAACCTCGTCAGCGCGCATTACAAGCGTTTTAAGCGCTGCAGGCTATACAGGTACTACAAGCCTTACGGCAAGCCCTGTAGCCACTCTGGGCGCTTATACGATTGCCTCAGGCACAAACGTTAACGCTTACCTAAACCGCATCCAGCAGGCAGAGCAGGGCCGCATATTCTGTAGCAAAACAAACGTGTTGACCGCACAACCAAGAACGGGCACAACGCTTGCAGCACCAACCGCCACGTTTAACGACACTGGCACAGCCACACCGTATGACAACATCATTGTTGAGTTTGACCAGCAAACTGTAATTAACAACAGCAACATCACTATTGAATCTGGCGGCACACTACAAAACGCAAGCAACGCCGACTCGATTAGCCAATACTTTACGCAAACTGAGGCCATCACAGATAGCCTGCTATCAACCAATGCACAAGCTGCAACATTGGCAAGTTACTTGCTTTACCCATTGCCTAAACCGCGTTTCACTAACGTATCAACCACGTTTGCCAGCCTTACAGACGCACAAAAAACGGCGTTAGCACCTATCGAAATTGGTGACACAGTGCAAGCCACCAAAACGTTTACCAGTGGCACACCGCTAGCCATCACCCAAGACCTCAGCGTTGAGGGCATAGATCACATAATTGACATGAACACCGGACACCGCATGACCCTGTGGACATCAGCCACCATTGTGCTAAACGACTTTATACTTAATGACGAAACGTTTGGGGTGCTATCTACCACGAACGCTCTGGCATAGGATAAAGTACGACTATGCCAAACGAACAGACATCAGTACCGTTATTTGTGGCGAACACGGTGCTGACTGCATCGCAACAAAACTTAAGTGCTGGCACAGGTGTACCAGTATTTGCTACAACAGTTACTAGAGATGCTGCGTTTGGTGGCAGTAACAAAGCATTGGCAGAGGGTCAACTTTGTTATTTGTCAAGCACCAATGTGGTGCAGTATTACGATGGCGCGGCTTGGGCTACTGTCGGACCTGCAACGGCTGGCGGCTTAACTTTAATCACGGCGCAAACAATCGGCACGGCAGTTTCAAGCGTCACCGTTACTGGCGTATTTAGTAGCACTTACGATAATTACAAAATTGTGATTTCGGGTGGCACGGCTTCAGTGAATGACGAAAACTGTGGAATGATTTTAGGTTCTACAACAACAGGATATTACGCAGGCTACATCGGCGCTGTATATTCAGGTAGTGCTACATCTGGAATCGGAAGCAATAACGCTTCATCATGGACAAGAGTTGCTGGTTTAATGACCAATGGATTAAACGGCAATTTTGAGTTGAATGGGCCTAACTTGGCAAAACGCACATTTATTACTGGATTTCACGTCCAAGATACCGTTGCACGTTCTTACGGCGGTTATGTAGATAACACTACGCAATACACCGCATTTACAATTACACCTGCAAGCGGCACTTTAACTGGCGGCACAATTCGCGTCTACGGATACTCAAACAGTTAGGACACAAAATGACATACGCCGAAGCCGTAGCAATGTACCCACACGACTCAGTATTTATACAAGTTGATGATGTCGTGCGACCAATGACTCCAGCAGAATACGAAGAATTTATCCAACGACAAGTAAACGCTGAACCACACGACTAATTATGACTTATGAAGCAGCGCTACTACTTGGCTAGTGTCATGCTTGCATTTGCCCTGACCGCTTGCGAAACAACACGAACCAACGCACCACTAAAAGTACGCAACACCGCGCTCACACGCTGCTCGACTATTCAACAATGCGAAAGGCTTGCTAATGACTAAAGAACGATCAGAGATTGAGCACCTACACGCGCGCATGATCGTGTTTGTTGGCTGCACAATTGCAGTGACATTTGCAATTACCGTTATTGGTTTTGTTTACGGCTTGTTGTTTGTAACTCAACCGTTAGAGCAATCACCAAACGATGCACAGTTTATCGATTTGCTATCAACGCTTACCGTGTTTATGACTGGCACGTTGTCTGGTCTAGTTGCCGCAAACGGCCTAAAGCGCAAGCCAGCAGACCCACCAACACCATGAGTGTCATACCTATTAACCCTAAAGTCATAGGGTCAAAGCCCTACACAGGTAACAGTGACGGTGCAGCTGCAGGCCCACGTGCCGGCATGGATGAATGGATACGCCAAGCCATTAAGCACGGTGATGGCGCGTTTTGGAATAACGGGTCATACGGCGTTAGACCTATGAGGGGTTCTGAGTCGTTAAGTGTGCACGCCACTGGTCGAGCAGTTGACTTGTCATATCGGATGTCAGAAAAACAGCCAACAGCAAACCGTAAAGCAACTATTGCATTTATCAACATTGTGTTAGCCAACGCAAACGAGTTGGGTGTTGAGTGCGTGCTTGACTATTTTCCTAAAGCGTTTGGGCGTGGCTGGCGTTGTGATCGTCAAGCGTGGAAGTCGTACAGCAAACCAGAGATACACGGCGCACCGGGTGGCGATTGGGTACACGTGGAGATAAACCCACAAATGGCAGATGCACCAAACCTTGTAAAACAAGCGTTTCAGAGGGTATTCACCGAATTGCCACAGTAGTGCCCTATGGTGGAAACACCGACGATAGGAGATGCAATGGCAGACGCTAAAACATACGTATACGAGGTTTACACCACGCACCTAGACAGCAGTCAGATGGTGCTTGTGCAGATATTCCGTGACCCTGAAACAGACAAAGTGCTGCACGCACAAATTGCGTTTAAGGATGCAATCGGCGACTCATGGCAGACCCCTTACCAATTGGAGAAAAAATGACGTTTATAACACTTAAAATAGGTGCATGGTGCATTACAGGCTTAGCGGCATTTACGTTGCTCTGGGGGGCTAGTGAATTGCCTGAGAGGCAATTACAGCCGGGTGAGCAGATCACGACAACACTGATAAGCATTGTGCCCACATTGCCAGAAACAACTACGACAACTACGACTGTGCCTAAAGGCTGTGCACAGTACGTGGCTGATGCGATTACGGCTGGCTGGCCTGCAGACCAAGCACCAATGCTGGCACGCGTAATGTTTCGTGAGTCACGATGCAACCCACTTGCCTACAACGCGAAAGACAGCAACGGCGGTAGTCGAGGGCTTATGCAAATGAACGGTACGCACATTAAATGGCTTACCGAATTGGGCTACATTACAACGCTAGATGACCTATTCAAGCCAGAGGTCAACCTTGCTGCCTCAGCACACCTCTACCGTATGGTTGGCTGGCAGGCATGGGCTAGCACACATGGCTGACGTACCATATTCCGACATAGGCATAAGCCAAGAAACGAGAAAAGCAATGTACCCCGACACTTACAGCGACAAATTAGGCAAGGTATACACCAACCTGATTGACGAAATAGTGCGACCTGCACACGTGCAAAGCAATGTGCCAGATCACAGCATCCTGCTTGACGAACTGGCAATCATGTACGAAGCAAACATGACAATTGGCGGTGAACAAAACAGATTTAACGCCTCAGTGTTACGCGCGGCCATAAATGTTATACGCGCCCTGTAAAGCGTGCGGTCTGACCATGCACGGCACAAGGTACAGACACAACCCCGAAAAAGTAATGTGGTTACACCCAAACCTAAAAGCGTGTACTAAGGTAAAACCAATAAACCCGACAAACAGAAAGAACCCGACATGAATAACCAACTAGAAATGTTTACAACAACATTGGGATTGGCTGGAGAAAAAACGCGTGTAGCGCTTGACCATCCAAGTGTTGCAGTGTCACGCAATGCACCGGACACGTCACGTGCAGCTGCAGAGCAAGCCAAACCGCACGCAGGCAAACAACGCGAACTCGTGCACTTTTGGATTAAATGGGCAGGCCGTACAGAGGCTAAAGGCATGACAGCAGACGAAATAAGTGTGCTACTAGACCTACCTGCACAGTCTGTGTCAGCACGCATAAATGGTTTGCATCGAGATGCGTACATTGTTGACAGTGGCACACGCCGTAAAACACGTTACGGCCGTAATGCGATTGTTTGGGTGGCTTGCTGATGGCACACTTTGATTTAAGCCTGTACGAAACAGTTGCACAACGCTTAGTGCGATGGTGGACAGAATACCCAGACGGCAGAATTATCACGTCAATACATCACTATGACGGCTCAACAATTATTATGCGCGCAGAGTGCTACAACAACGATGACAGACTTATTGCTACTGGTTACGCAGAGGAAGTATTCGGCAATAGCCCAGTCAACAAAACATCGTTTCTAGAAAACTGCGAAACAAGCGCCATTGGCCGTGCAATCAGTAACAGCCGCATTGGGCACACTGGCGAGCGCGCATCATCCACAGAGATGGAAAAGGTTAACCGGGTCAACAGTGAGCCGGCTCGATCAGACACACACGGCAGTGCTACACCTAAACAGATTGGTTTCTTAAAGAGCCTCGCACGCGGTAAGGGTTGGGACGATTTGCAGCTGCTTGATTACATCCACAAGTTGTTGCGCGTAGATGACGTAATAGTTGAGACTCTTACTGCTGGTCAATGTTCAGCCGTTATAGATGGGCTAAAGAAATGAGCCGGCACGTGTGGCTAGCGCTTGCGTTAACAGTGCTATGCGGTGCGTTAATGGTTAGGTCTGATAAGAAGTAAGACTTAAACAATCGGCTAGTTGCATAGACCTAAGCCTGTCGCAGGGCGGTTGGATGATCTGCGGTAACGCAGTTAGACCAGCGCGCACAAAACCTGCTACACGAAAGGCAATGTGCTAAGCGTTGGGGCGACTCGTAAACATAATCGAGT